TCCTCGCCGCGTCGTCCTCGCTTTCGCCTACGCGGTTTTTGCAATCCTCGCGTGTTTGTATCTCGCAAGCTGTGCCGCCATTCCCTACCGTGTCAGCGTGTCATATTCGGGCGCTACGGCGTCCTATGACGGCAAGCGCGTGTTACTCGACGTGGACGGCGATGAAGTAGGTAAGTCGCTCCAAGGCTATGCAAAGTGATGAAATCCGCTTGGCGATTCTTTCGCCGGATGAAGCACGCGACGCGTTGGCTCGCATTGCTGAAAAAGAAATAGGCACGCGAGAAATCGGCGGAAATAATTGCGGGCCTAGGGTGCGCGAGTATCAGTCAGCGACTTGGACGGATCCGGGCGCTTGGCCGTGGTGTGCTGCGTATGTTTGCTGGATAATCCGCGAATGGATGAAGTCGCCAAGCGTTCAACAGATCGCCAAGTTCCACAGGCCGCGCACAACTGGCGCGTTCGACTTCATACGATGGGCAAAGGATGAAGGATTGCAAGTTCTAGGAGAGAATGAGCCATGCCTTCGTGGAGACATTGTGGTGTTCGACTTTTCGCACATCGGGCTTGTGACGGCTGACAGCGAGCGCGGAGAAATAGAAACCTGCGAGGGAAACACTAACGGCAAAGGCGAACGCGATTCAGAAAGCGGCGATGGAGTTTGGCGCAAGTATCGCGCCCGCTCACTTGTCAAGGCGTTCATCCGGCTTGTCTAAAAGCTCAGGATAATGCTTCCGCGCCCATGCCGTCGCCTCTTCATTTGCAAACTCGACAAGGGATTTTGACGGGATGCCGCTTCCGACGCTAATCCCGATCCGCTCGTCAACTCGATAGGCGATTTCGCGGCGTAGTTGTTCTGGTGTTTCGATTGTCATTTGGTTTGGAGTAGGTCGGGTTCGATGTTGTTGGCTTTCAGAAATGCGAGGCAGATGGCTAAGGCGAAGGTGTTGGCGAACTTTGTTATCCAGTGATTTGTCTTTCCGTCTATAATCTCAATCAGTTGCGCGCTCCATTCTCTGCCATTAAAGTTCGATTCCAGTATCCACCCTCCATTCTCCGGCTTGCTCATCCACTCGACAAGTTGAAGTGCGGCGTCGGCGGATTCGGGGTAGTTGGGAAGCCAATCGCAAATATCGCCCGCGCTGTGCAGGACATACTTTTTATTAAATACGTAATGGAATGTTCGTAACTCGTGGTTTAAGTCTGCTCGTCTCCACCCCACCAACTCAGCGCACTTGATTCGGATAGCGTCGAGGTTCACAGCGTCACCCCCTTGACCTGTGCGAGTGCGGTGACGCGCTGCTGCCATGTGTAGCGGACTCTGGCAAATCCGCCGCTATGCTCGTTCGCTAGTGCGTCCTCGTATAGCATCGTCTCCTTTTCCGTAAGCGTCTGCTCGGCTAAATCGCAAAGGTGGAGCAGTTCGGTGTCGAGGAGAATAATGCGCCCACCCCTTTTGCCAATCCAGAATAGATCATCGGTTAGTAGAGTCCCTAGGCGCACCGTCTCCGGCAGCATTTTTGCGAGTAGGGTTTTGAGTTTGGTGTCGTTCATAGTTGTCATAAGTTTTTGTCGAGTAGCGCGAGAATTGCGAACCAGTTTTCCTTGGTTTTGAAGTAGATTTCCATCGTCGTATCAACGAGGTATATGTCTATTCCAAACAGCAACGTGTCGTCTTTATAGGCGTAGTAGCCTTTAAAATCTAGCTGGTTGAAGGTGAACATCACGTAGCCGTCCACATAGACCTTGACCCTGCCGTTGTAGATCGCGAAGTCGTAGGTGTGAAGGTTGGTGTCGTTCATGGTTGTTGTTTGGAAATGTCCAATGCGCGCTTCTCTTCTTCCACGACTAGGGCTGCGAATCGGTCAACGGCACGCTGGTAATCGTCAATTTCGCTGTTTCCTAATTCGTTTTCCGGCAAGTCTCTTTCGACTGCAGCGGCAAGCTCCCGCTCCGCATCCGCAAGCGCACGGCGCGCCTGCTCAAGTTTCGTGGGCTTCGTTGGTTCGATGTTGAATAGTTCGTTCATGGTTTTGGTGGTTATACTTCGATTAGTTCTTGCTCAACGTGGTTTTTGACTTCAGCAAGGTTCTTCACGGCTTGTTCGTAGTATGCCTGCTTCAGCTCTACTCCCATTCCCTTCCGCCCATTTAGCACGGCCCCGAAAACCTCGCTCCCTACACCCATGAAAGGGGTGAAAACAACTTCGCCCGGATTGCTCCAAAGAACGCAAGCGCGCTCAATTACGTCAAGTTGCAGGGGGTGACAGTGGCGTTCGTCATCGTTCTCTTTCGCCTCACGATGCGGAAGCACATTGTCAATTCGTATGTCATCCCAAAATGCGTCCGCATATCTGCGCCATATCCAATGACTAAAGCGGTTTTTCTTTTGGTCGCCCTCCATATTGCGAAGATGAAGCAACTCGGCTGGCATTTGTTCTTCGCCTGCGTATCGTTCAAGTCCCGTAGGGTGTTCAACTGGCTTTTGATTTTCTCCGCTTCTGCGAAAAATAAGAAGCTGATCGGCGTTCGCCATTGAGCAGCGCGTTGAATCTTCACAGCATTGACGATGCGCTAGAGATTTCATCATTGTCCGATTTCGAACAGTTAGCGGCTCCTTCCAGATAAAATAACGGTGAGTAAACCGGAACCCGTTTTTCTCGTGAAGTCGAATCACATCGCCGGGGAAATCAACAAGCGCGTCATTCCCGCTGTTTCCCGTGGGGATGTCCATGCAATGCACGGCGCTCATTCGCCCCGGCTTCGTGAGGCGGTGGAGTTCTTTAATCACAAACTCGTAGTGCTCGTAAAACTCATCGCGGTTAATACAGTTGCTAAGGTCTTGATCGTCGCTACTATATTGGTATAGCCCGGCGAAGGGCGGGGAATATAGCGAAAGGTCAATTATCCCCTCCGGCATCTGCTTCATTACTTCCACGCAATCTCCATTATAGAGCGCGTATTTAGGTGTTATCGTTTGGTTTTCTTTCATGGTGTTTTTGTTGTTGTTTTTGTCTAAGTTAAATCCAGCTTGGCAATGCAGCGGAAATGGATTTCGTTTTCCGCTCCATCTTTATTGAGTTGCTCATGTGCTTCACAAGTTCCTCAAACATCTTGTCAGCCTGCGCTGCTTTTCTAGTCATATTGTCACGCACGCGCTGTTCGCCTTCGCTGGCGATAATGTCCACCGTCACGGGCTGTTTTTGACCGAATCGCCAGCAACGGCGAATTGCCTGATAGTATTGCTCATAGGAGTGAGAGGCAAACGTGACAACGTGATTGCAGAATTGCCAGTTCAGACCCCATGCTCCGATTTTCGGCTTAATAATCAGCACGCGCTTTTCCTGCGATGCAAACGATTCGTAAGCCGCCTCCTTTTCGTCATCCTCCATTCCTCCCTTAACTTGCACAGAGTTAGGAATAATCTTTTCCAACATATCGCCCTCATTGTTCATGTGACACCAAACAACGGCAGGTTTATCGTGGGCTACTAAGTCAGCAGAAAGTTGGCAACGCTCCTTTAGCGTGCGGCGGCGCTCATCGCGTTCCTCGGCAAGCCCGAATGCTGGCATCGTGAATAACATTCCATCCGGCGGCGTTGTCGGCTTTACGATATGCTCGCGCTCAATCAGCGATGGCAGGTCATATCCGCTATCAGAAAACCCAAGGTCAGACGGCTTTCTGCACGCTCGCGCCCAAGAACAAACCCATCGCCAGAAATGATCGTGCGCGTGTCCTTTTAATCTCCATCCATTGATTGCCTGAGATACACGAAACGAAATTTTGCCAAAGTGATTCGCCTGCTTTTCAAGGTTGCCGATTTTCTTTTCGTATTGGTCGGTTGTCTTTTGATCCATCTGCTTAAAAAAACGCGTCAGCATTTCGGAATTGTTAAGATTGCCTAAAGCCTCGGAAGATGTTCCAAGCTCAGTAAAATCGTTTGGCGCTGCGGTCGCAGTCCATAACGAGCGATACGGCAGCTTAGACATAAATCGCGTTACCTCTTTTTGTGTCGCGCCAGTCGCGTGCTTTATGATGCTGGATTCATCGCAGGCAACGCCCGCAAAATCGAGCGGATTAAAAAGGTGTAGCTTTTCGTAATTCGTAACCGTGATTTTTCCGGCAACGCTTCCGTCGCGGGATCGCTCGGCAGACATTCCAAACTTGCGCGCTTCTTTCACTGTTTGCGGCCCCACGGCGAGCGGCGTTAAAATAAGAACATTGCCATTAGTTTTCTCAACTACGTTTTGGCACCAAGCTAATTGCATGGCTGTTTTGCCAAGTCCGCAATCCGCGAAGATAGCGGAGCGCCCCTTGTTTATCGCCCATTCTAAAAGCGCCCGCTGAAACGGAAAAAGAAAGTCAGGAAGGAATGTGGGCGCGAATCCAAACTCTCCGCTTAGTTGCGTTTTCTGATACAAAAAGTCTTCGTATGTTTTTGGTGTGTTTTTCATTGGTGTGTTTTTCTTAAAGTTTTGACCTAGTTCCCGCATCAGCGGAAACAGTTGCTTGCCCGTTTACCCACCCGGATGTCTGGACTCGCTTCCCTCATTTGAGGCGGTGAAAGTTTCTTAGCGCGCTAGTTAAACTTTCGCGCCCGCTTGTCAATTATTATTTCGCACTTCGCGCAGTTCGTCTCTTCCTTTTCGACAAGCTCGCGCCCGCAATTTTCGCAGCAAGCGGCGGCGATTGTCTCGGCAATGTCGCGGTCAAGTGCGCGGTCGGCGTGGTATTCGTAGCGGCGTTGTGCGGTCATTTGGTTTGGTTGTGTTTCTCAATTTCCTTAAACATCATATCAATTCCGGCGCGAATTGACGGCCATTCATTTTGTTCAAGACTGATTTTGCCCTTTTCGCTTTCATCATTGCATTGCGTTATTTTTAGAAACTCCCCTGCGGCATCGTCGGAAATCGCGATTGTCGTTGCAGCTTCACAGAAGATGTTTTCTCCCTCTGGTAGTATCATAATACTCATGGTTCGTTGGATGTATTTCATGGTTTTTGGTTTTCTAGTTCTTTGACTTTCTTTTCAAGTGCTTCAAGTCTCACGAAAACCGATGCGCGGCGTTCGAGTTCGATGAGGTCGCAAATCAGGCGCGATGCGGATGAGTCACGTTTGCGCGCCTCGGCGTGAGTCCACGCGAGCAAATCGGCGGGCATTGATACTGATGTTTTGGTCATAGTGCTGGTTTTTCTCTAAAAGACTCCCATTCGCAAGGGATGATTCCGCCGTGTTCATTCAGCCGTGAGATAATCGAAGGGCTTGTCGCCTTGGAAAACTCGCTTGCGGATTGGTTGGAAATTAAGAGCGTGTCTTTTTTCGCGGCGTATCGTGCGTCAAGTATGTCTGACAATATGCGGTCTTTGTGTCTGCTATCGTCGGCAACTTCGTGGAGTTCGTCTATGATGAGTAGGTCGAGGTCGTGCGTGAGAAATGCGCGATACGCTTCTAGCCTCTCCATATCGGTCGTGCCAAAATCGCCGTAAAACGCTTTTAGCTTGGCGACTATCGTTGTCAGCTTCGTGTAGTGAAACCATGAGCATTTCGCCGTGCCAAGTTCAGCCCATAGTCGGTCAATCACAAGCTGACTCGCAACGTATGTTTTACCCGTGCCCCTCGGCCCGACAAGCGCGACGATTGCGCCCTTTCCTGTGAGTGCGTTTGTCAGCTTGGCAAGCGTGCGCCTTTGCATCACGCACCGCGCATCTTTGCCGTCGCAAAGACCGTCAATTTGATAGCGAAGCTCGAAACCGTAGCGCGTAAGCAGCGGGCAGATTCTCGTCTTAAACTCATAGCCGCGCATAATCTCCGCGCCTTTCGGCTCAATCGTCGCAAGCAGTTTTTCGACGGCTTCGACAATGCCAAGCTCGCCCGTATGGATTGGTTCGGTCATAGTTCTTTGGCTTTCAATGTTGAATCTTGCGCCCATCCTTTCGGCGCTACTTTTGCAAACTCTCGCGCCTTATCTAGTTCTCCGCGCCAGTTGTTCAGAAATGTTTCCAATGCTCGGCGGTGAAAGCCGTTGTCGCCCTTCGCCCTTTCGCTGGCGTAGTATCTTTCCACAATCTCTAGATCCGCGTCGGCTATCATTCCGCACGCTTTGAACGCTTTTATCTCCGGCACACTCCAAGGCGTCGTCAGCCTGCGATTAAACAGCGTTGCGATGCGTTGCGCCGTGCGAGTAGTCGGCACGTTCTTCTCGATTTGCAAAGGCAACTCCGTCTCGGCAATCGCAGCTTCAAACTCAGCAAAAGCAGAGCGAAGTTTTTCTAGCGCGGCGTGCATCTTTTTCATTTTCGAACAAGCGGCAAAGATTCGTCCGCTAATACCTTTTTCCACCGCTCGACTTCCTGCGAGGCAATCGTGATTTCGCTGAATTGCGCCGTGCCAGCGTTAAGCCGGGCAAGTCTCGTCATTGCTAGTCCAAGCATCATCTTGGCATGGCTCTCGCGCCGGGGGCGTGGTGTTTTGGTTTTCATTGGTTTGTAAAAAGGTCGCGCAATAAACGGCAATCACCGTCTCTTCTTTAAAGTGAACTTTACCGCCATTATGCCCATGCAGGACTCTTTTCAAAAGCTGCATGGCCCGAAAGCGGACACGTCAAAGGTGCGTATGCACAGCGCGGTTTTGTTAAGGTTTTTGGCAGCATCCATCGCAACCGTGAATCCATTTCACGCTATCGGCTGGATAAGGCTGGTCGGGGTCGGGGTGCCCTACGCCGTGCGGGCAGATGCGCTCTGTAACGCCGATGTCCTCGCGGTAGTTTTGCGGCCAGTCTTTCATGTGGTGGTTGCTCACGCGATGCACGCAGCAAGGATTTGGAAAGCAAGCGCGTGAGTCGTGAGTCTTGTATATGCGAGTTGATCCTAGTGGTTGCCAAGTGTTCATCGGATTATCGTAATTATCAGTCTTGGGTTTTTCTTGTCGTAAAAGCGGGTGGATTCTGCCACCCAAAGGAAAGTGTCATCTTCGGTGAAGCCTGCCTTTTCGAGAACGTGAAAAGCGGCGTCAATTATCGCTGGCATATCGCGGCGGCGTTTGTCGCCAGCCCAATACTCCATGCGGATGTTCGTCGGCTCGCTAATCGCCCGCCAGTCTTTCGGAATCTGCATGGCAACTTCGCGCACGGCGGCGTCTCGCCACTTTGCCCATACTTTGTTCGGATACCTGCGCCCTGTCTTTGTCGTTTGAACGCTGTTCTTTCCGCCTCGGATTTGTCCCGTGATGGTGATGGATGTTTGTTTTCCTATATCGGACGCAACTCGCAAGTCTCTTACGAGATTGACAAACTTGCCAAAAGTCATCGAAGCATCAGCCTCCAGATGCATGGGCTTTCGCTCCATCGCTCGGCGCATTTCTGGCGTGATTGGCGTGCTCATGCCGCCCTCCACACGGTTGCTTGCTTGCCGCTTTCGTTCGTCCGCGTCGTGCCCGTGTCGGCTATCTTACCAAGCGCAAGCAATTCAGTCAGGCGAGGGCGGATTGACAAAAGCGACTTGCCAATTTCCGCCGCGCACTCGTCAGCGGTCAAGTCTTGGTGAAAGAGAACGTCTAGCACTTTTTGCCGCAGCGTCGGCGCTTTCGCCCGCATCGAATCAGCCGCCGCCTTGGATGTGCCGCCGCGCTTGTAGCCCGGCGCGTTAGGGTATCGCGCAAAGTCTAGTTCGGGATGGTTCATAGCTTTTTGAACTCGATTACCCACACCCACGGATTTTCAGACCATGAGCCTGCGCCGTTGATGGATTCCCAAAGTTGGGCGTAGCGATAAACGCACGGGCTTTTCTGATGTGCTGGTATGTATCCGACAGGGCAGTTGCCGTCACACCCCTCCGCTTTCGCATCGGCCTCGCTGATGTTCTGCAAACGCTCGCAGCGCACGCCCGTAATTTCCAGCGTGATACGGCTCAGGCTGCGAGGCATGAATAGAGACGGTTTCCACTTCCATCCCTCTTGCGTCTGCCAATCTGGATTGGTTGCCCTATACACCGCGCCCCTAGGCTCGTTCTGCGCGTATTCGCCAGTTTGAAACGTCTCCCTCACCCATAGCCGATCTCCGATAGACCCGTGCGGGCATTTCCACCGCTCGACATTAACGCCGCCAACTGGCATCCATGGCTTGCCGATTGCCGCCAAACATTCCGCTTCTGGATGTGGATAATTCGGCTGAAACGGGATTGGTTGAGGCTTCACGATCCTGCGTGTCTGCGTCTTGCGCCCGGCGAGGATAGCCCTCACCATTTCCCCTTTGAATAATATCGGTCTTGTTTTCATATAGCCCTCCATGCACGCTCTAAAGATTCTTTCTCCGCGATGTGTATTGCCTGCTCCAATGTTTCCGCCCCGAATGGCCCATCGAAGGTCTGGCCATCCGGCCCGAGCGCATCTACGGAATACAGCATCCCCATATCTCCGCACCGACCAAAGCAGATGGAGACGGTGACGCCACGTTTTCCAAGCTCCTCCCAGCGCCGAACAAGGCGCTGGAGCGATTGAGTCTCAGTGTTCATTTGGTTTTGCGATTATTAGGTTGCTGCGAAAATCCGCTCTCGATTCGTGGTAGTCCGCGCCTCTCGAAAAACTCATCACAGGCGTGATTGACGCTCACCGAGCCTCCGCCCCTAGCGTCACGCCGAAAGCGCGGATGTCCTCCAAGTCCCGGTTCGATGTATTCGTTGCCGTTTCGTTTCATTTGATGCTCCTTCCCCATGATTGCTTCCTCGGCGATTCGCACCCCTGCGCCTGTCGCACCGGAAAAATCGCTTCGTAAAGGTAGTTAGTTTCTTTCCGGCGCGAGATTCCGCTTTTGCGGTGGCCCGCTGCGGAGCCGGTGCGTTTGGAGTTGGCTGGCGATGGTGTTTTTGTGATTCTCATTGGTTTGTATTGTTAGAAGCTCCCGCCGCCGATGCGATCTCCCGCATACGCAGTGGATATGCGATCTCCCGCATACGCAGTGGATATGCGATCTCCCGCATACGCAGTGGATATGCGATCTCCCGCATACGCAGTGGATTAGTGCTTCGCATCGCTTCGCCGCTGAGAAACCGATTAGGTCGGAGACTTCGCGGATCGGCCAGCATAGGCACGGCGGGAAAGTGGTTCATATCAGCCTTTCTGCAACTTGCATTTCTACGGCTGCGTTTTTTTCTGCACGAATAGCAACGTGCCGCCGTAATTGCGACTCGCTATTTTTGGTTCTGGCTTCTTGCGACGTAACTCTGCCCTTCAACCTTGCGCTAATTTTAGCGCGATGTTCGGTTGAAAGCGGCCCGTGCTTCTTTCCTTTTTTTGCAGCACTAATTCTTGCGCAAGTTTCCTGAGAGCGTTTTCGTCCAGTATGAAATGCGATTAATTTTGCAATATACACAGGGGAGCGCGGGCCAATCTTCTTTCCCCTTAGTGCCGCTCCAGAATTGGCACAGTGTTCCGGGGTGTGCTTTTTCCCAATGAGCGCCGCACTAATCTTGGCCTTAGTTTCTGGAGAGTGTTTTCTCCCTCTCTGCGCTTCGCTCATTTTTGCCCTAGCCTCTAGTGATGCTGGTTTATGCTTCTTGCACCTGTTGGATGCACTAATTTTCGCCCTAATTTCTTCCGTAAAATGCTCAGGTGACGATCCGCCACCGCCGTTTCTTACGTTTAGCAGGTTTCCGCCCATCCTATAATAAGCGATCCAAAATCTTTCTGGTTCTTCCCACTCTAAAGCACGCTCAATGACTTCTAGCACTGGTTCAAGTTCCATCGAACGCAATTCGTCGATCCACCGCCTCATTCCGCAGCTAGGCGGGATGCGAAGGTGATACCCTAGTCGTTTTTTGGGGTTGTTCGACTTTCCGATGTATCGAACCAATCCCGTGCGCGGGTCGGTCAATGAGTAAATAGAAACTTCTTTTTCTGCCTTACTGCCGCCACCGCCGCTTGCATTTTTTCTTGTTGCTCTGGTGTGATTTTTCGGCGCGACTTCTTGCCGCCACTCGATCCTATCTTCGAGAAGTATTCCCTGATTTTCTTGTCCATATATTTGCGTTTCCATTTCAGTAAATTATCGTAAGCGGCTTATGGAGTCAAGTGCTATCCAATAATTCTTTTTGCGACTTCTGCCTCTATGCAAAGATCATTCGCATTGTATTCCAGCGCCTCGGCGCGAGAGCGAACCCACATTGCGCCAAAGTCTGCACCGCTTCCGCTTTTGGACGGCAATCCAAGTTCACGCAGAACAGTTGCCAGCGAAACGCGAGTGCCAAATTGTGCCCCGCTTCCCGCCAGCCATATTTCTTGCAAACAGACGATGCTTTCGCTCCACGGATAGCGCGTTTTGAAGGCGTTAAACACCCGTGACGGCACCTTGATGCCCAACGCCCACGCGCGACCAACGAGGAATGGCAAATCAAATCCTTTGATGAAGAAGCCGCTTACAATCACTCCCTTGTCAAGCGCCCGGAGGATATGAGAGAAGCTAGCCTCGATAATAGCCGTCTCCGTCATGGACTCGCGCACGTCATATTGCGTCACCGTCTCGCCTTGACGGAAGCCGACGATTGCCAGCGTGCCCGTAGTAGCGTGTAGCGCACCATCGCGCACCTCATCGTTGCCGTGCTCCGCTTCTGCCTCCGCTAGCTTTGCGCGGATTTTGTCAGGGTCTTTAAGCACGCCAAGTTTAACCTTGTTAGGATCAAATGGCGGCAGCTTGGCGCGAATGTCCGCTTCTGGCATTGCCAGTGTTTCCACATCTAAAATCAAAATGTTGCTCATTGGTTTAATTGGTAGAAGTTCCCGCCGCCGAGGGCTACGCACGGCGGGAATTGTTAAACTAGAACGGGATTTCGTTTTCGCTCAAGTCCGGCTCGGTTGGTTTTGCGGCTTTTGCAACGCGATGTTGCGCTTGCTCATCGGGCGGAATTGTTGCGTTGCCAATAATCGGCCCGCGAACTCCTGCATCTCGCTGTTCCTTGCTTACTTGCTGAACGGCATAGTGTGTGTCGCCGTATTGCCCAGCGCCGTCTTTGTTGGGCCAGATTGCAACGTCGAGGTAAGTTCCTTTAGCGCCTTTATACAAGTGCGCTTTGTCAATTTTGCTAACGTCAATTTTTAGTGTGATGGGTCTTGGCATGGTGTTATTTGGTTGTTGGTTTAATTGATACTAATTCTAGGGAATCTTGAGTGCGTCCGGGCTTAGTGGTGATGTCCACCTTGTCGCCGTTGTCTTTTGCATCGGTTGCTTGGCTGGCAAGAGTCTCGCTAAACGTGCCGCATTTTTTGCCGCCCGCTTCGATGAAATACGCTTTCCATTTCTTACCGTTAGTCTCGCCTTCGCGCTCCGTGACGCTGGTAATCGTTACCGATGCGGATAGGGTCAATACATCAACGGCGGGCGCTGGCATTGCCTTGGGCTTCGTAGGCTTGCTGGCGGCGTTTCCGTCATCGTCCTCTGGCGCGATGCCGCAAGCCGCGCAAAGCGAGTAGCGGCGGGCGTAGGTGAGCGCGGAGCCGTATCCTTGCGGGTCGTTCTTTTGCGCCGGGACGTGTAGCGTGCCGCCACTAAGGGTTTCGCCCGATTCGTGAACGAATAGCGTTTCAATCATCACGCCGCTCTCACAGGGCTGCGGGCGTTGAATAAGCGCAATACCGTTCGCGTTCAATCCGTCAATGACGGCTTCGATACAGGCACTCAAATCCGCGTAGCGAGACTTGAAATGCGGGTTGGTTGATGTCTTTAGCGCAGGGCCAAAGGCTTTTTGTGCGGCGACTAGTGCCGCGCTGATTTTGGTGTTTTCCATAAATTATTCAGTTGGAGGGGTGAAAGGTTTCGGCTCATCATCGGGGCGAAGGAGTTCCGCTTTGTCAAAGCAGGCTTTCATTGACACGCGGCCAAACGTGAAAGCCGTGATGAAGTCGGCGCGAGTTGTCGTCTGTCGCTTCTCGTATGGGATCGCGTTCCATACCTCGATTGCGGCTGTTTCGTGGTTATTTTCGCTCATTGGTTTGGTGTGGTTATTTGTTAAAAATCTTCACCGCGATAAAAGCCGACAAAGCGATTGCGACGGGTATCGCGGCTCGTATTGCTCCACGGATTACTTGTGAACGTCGCAAGATTCGCAGACGTTCGCGGGCGTCGGATTTGTGGTCGCTCATTTCGCTCCTTTCTTCGCCAGCTTCGTGACGGCGGCCTTGTATTGCTTAACGCGCTCGAAAGTGATGCCCTTCGCTCCGTTCTCCACGTCAAAGAGATACACGCCGCTGATTTTCATTTCACGCCGGACTGCTTCTCGGCTTAGTCCTGCGCCTGTTCGCAGCTTGAGCAGTTCTGCGCCGATGGTGGCACGGTTTGGAATTTTTCCGCTACCTTTGCAGCGCGGGCAGTTGGTTTTGTCGGGTTGTTTCATATGTTTTAGCTTCTAAGCGTATCGGTTAAAATTGGCAAGAGAAATCGTAAAAGAATCTGCTTTTACCTACGGCGGGATAGGTTGAGCCGCACGCTTTCGTTACCAAAAAGCAGGAGCGATTCAAGTTCCTCGCGGATTTTGTCGGCGTATTCATCGCGCACGGGTAAAAGGCTATCGCCGTCCAATTCTCGCCAAGATGGTTTTGCGGGCGTTGCCTTTGGTTTCTCGATTAAACGCGATGGCGACGGCGTAGCGTTCGCGGATTGCCCGCAAGATAGGCCGACCGTGTATCCAAAATACCAGTTG